CGCTGATGGGTTACTTAGACCCACGTCCGAACTCTGCAGCTTTTGGATCTAATGCCTTAAGCAATGGACCTGCAATAGCAGCGATACCTGCTGTTGCTAAAGCCTTTGGATCTGTTACGCCTGCAAGGTATAAAGCGATTACTGATGCAACAGCAGCACGTAGGTACGTAGCTGCCATTGCCTTTAACTGGTTCTTATCCATTGTTACTCCTTTGGACTTGTTGGTTCTTTCTTCTTAGGCAAAGGCTTAACTGCTGCCTTAACCCTTGCGACAACTTTTGGTGTTCCCAACCAAGGGAACCACGGGGAAGTGTCGTCTCCACATCCTTGTTTGATGGAGATGTGAAGATGCTTTGTGTGCTTGTTAGGACCTTTGTAGGCTCTTAGTCCCTTTTCCTTTGACCAAATCTTTCCCTTAAATATCAGGTAATCAACTCGTAAATCTGTCTGTAGCTTCTCAAAGATTACATTGCAATCAATCCCACCTAGTACATCGTGGGTTAAATCAGCAGCAAAGCCTGTGTTGTGGTCACTGTTGGGATTCTGATGGATATGCGCTGCTGACGGTAGGAGTCCATCCGAGGCTTTCATACGCAATGGACATATCGCTGTGGCCTGGCGCAGGACAGCAATAGCGGCAGGCGTGGCTCGTTTCACTACAGGTTTCATCGTTACTCATTTCTCTGCTATCAACTTGAATAGATCGTCTACTCTTTTTTCTAATCTGTCTAAAGAGTCACGCAAACTGGTTCCAGAATTTGGTTTCAATTCTGCTAGGTAGTGCTTGACTAGCCAACGCATTGCTGTAAGCAAGGCTCCTAGTATTGTGGTTACTGCAACTGCAAGGGTTGCGTAATCAGATGCGCTCATTGATCGTAGTCTCCTTAGACTGAACGTATAGTGACCAACAAAGTTCCACCGTATCCGGAGAATCTCTTATCTGTTGGCGTGCGGTTGATGAAGTCCATCTCTTCAATCAGACCGAGGAATGACTCCCCAGTTCTAAAATCTTCGACGCGGATGGTGTCGCCTAGATTCTCTATTGCTTCTAACTGGCTGATGCGGTCATAGGCTGAGCCTTCATAACCCACCTCAACTCCATAGTGGTCCTTCTCGTGGTCATAGCAGAACACTGGGTACTGAATCAATCGCTGACGCGGTACTGCAGGTAGTGACTTAACCTGGTATCCAGTAAAGACTGGACCTTGTGTTGTATCTGTAGATGAACGGGTGAAGTTAAACTGGAATCCTAGGAACTCAACAGCAGAAGTTGGGAAGCTGATATTCACATCGCTGATAGCAACTCCTTGTCCAAAGGAACCAATGCGGTAATAGGTGTCATCTTCTGTAATAGAATCTACAGATACAGAACCGTAGGTGTTATCAGCACGTGTTTGCATAATCTTAAAGATCTTATTCTCTGTTGTGTTATAGCGCACAAAACCTGTACGTAAGTACCCAGATGGTACCTTAATACTTGATGACTCAATCCATATTCCATCACCTGGTACTGCAAAGACAGCTCTATCGGTAGAACCAAGGAAGTCTGTAGATACTGGGTTGGCAGTCTCACCGATTGCACAAATATCCCAAGCATAGGCAGAGACAAGGCTATTAGAAACTACTGACTGTGATAGATCAATACGAATTAGACCTGACTCAGTACCTTGCAAGGTTGTTACATAGGCAAATCTATCATTGAAGGTTACGCTCTTGCACTCTGTCTCTACTAGCAATGGTCCATAACTGATGTCACCATTGGCAGATACCAACGCAACTCTTACGCCTTTATTAGTGCAAAGAACTCCAAAGGTACCAAGGTATACATCAAAGGCATTGATTATTTCACCCTCTGGTAAATCAACAACTACTGTTGGTGCATTAAGTTCTGGGAATCCAAGAGCGGTAGTAGCAGTAGTATCTAACGTAATCTTGTATAGAGATGATTGAGATCCAGCATAGCCACCAACATAGAAAGCAGCAGGTCCTTCAGATATGGTTGTCCATATCCACGATGGGTTTGGATGTTCATAAAGTGCGGTAGGTAAAGCGTGACCACCTGCAGTTGTTGCCTTATTAGAATCTAATTCATATAACTCTCTACCCACGCCAGCTAACAAACGTTGCTTTGCATAGCGCAGTGCTACTGTGGTAACTGGACCATTAAGATCGTAGATATGACCATCAGATGTGGTGCCAAAGATATTACCTCTATGAAGTTTGTCATTATCTGCAGCAAAGTATCTAGTTCCATCAGAGGTTAAAGCCATAAAATCAAGCGTGTGTGGAGCTGCTGTTAAGGTATAGGTAGTAACGGTAGGTGTATCACTACTCATAGTAAGTTTCTTGAGATCAACTCCTTCAGTAAAGACAACTGCATCTACTTCATTAGTGTTGTCTCTAGCACCAACTAGATATAGGTTAGTTGATGCTGAAGCCCTAGCCCTAACTGTGCTGTTGAGCAGGCTAGCCTGTCCCTTAGTCCAGACATCTACACCCTTAGACTCTGTGAATTGAAATCGCAGGGACTCATCTTGCTGTGGCTCAAAAAACTTGATGCCTGCTCCCTGATGAAAGGATGACTGGCTACGAGTCCACCAACCGGTAAGCGTCTGCTCACCTGGTTCTCTGGACTGGTCAATTTGTTGCTTACGATACTGCGCTGTTACGCGACGATAGGGTGTCTCATCGGATGCTCCGATAAAAAATGGATTGCTTGCAAAGGCTACATCGTATGCAACACCAGTTGCTGAAAAGTTCGTAGCACCTGCTGGGTTCGATAATGGATATGGGATTGGATCCGTAATGTCGAACTCGGTTGCCATTTATTCTCCTTTGATTATTACTGCCTTATTCTTAAAATCTAAACCTGCATACTGACCGTACTCATCTAACGTGCGTTGAGTACCTAGCGCATCTTTACCTATGCGAGCAGTAGATAAGATGTCATAGACCTCAGCCTTGGACTCAAGATCCTTGGCGTGATACTGGTCTGGGTAGTCTTTCCATACGTGTCTGCGTAGGTTCTTCTGGAACACTGAACTGTGGTCGTAGTAGAGATGATAGATATATTGCTTATCTGGAATCATCAAGTCAAAGCCATTGGTATAAGCACGAGCTGCTATGAGGATCTCTTCTCCCCAGAACATAATCTTTTCGTTAAAGCCAAGATAGGCAAACTCACCGAGAGTAAAGATAAAGCCAGCAGATATAGAAGTCTGCTTGATGCCACCTTCACTGGGTACTGCTAGCTGACTAGGTATCAGAGTCTGCTCAAACTGCTCAGGCTTTTCTGCAAAAGAGATACTGGTAACTGATCTATCCCAGTCGCAGTGTTCTTGTAACTGGTTGTTGTAGGAATACGAAGAAGGATACGCACTTATCAGTGGCTTCTTAATACCTTGTGCTTGCATCTCTAAGATGTTACGGATGAGTTCTTCATCCCAGTTCTGATAGAACCTGGTATGTCCATCTACCTGTAGGTAGTAATCCTGACCGTTGTATAGTGAATTGGCTATACTCCTACCAAGACCTACTCCAATGTTTTCTGGAGCTTGGCTCTCTTGCATTCTAAAGTTAGGCACTAGCGGTATAAAGATCTGATGGTTCTCAACTACGCAGTTATGAACACCGAAGCAGATAACGTGATTGCCACTGCTCTTTGCTACTGCATCTATAACTGTCTTGGGTAATTCAAAGTCTTGATAGGACGCTATCTGTACAAATATAGATGCCATTACCACTTACCTAACGGGCAGGTAGCAGGCTGTAGTTTGGTCTTCATATACATAAAGCAACCGCACTGCTTACAGGTAGATGTTAACTCTACCAACTCTGGACAACCTTGACAGATATTAAACCTGCGTTCAGTCTCTTCCTTTGTGGCCCTTGGTGTTCCATTGAACATATCCCAAGGTTTAACATCTGACATCTAAACTCCTAACAAGGAACGTCTCCAGGATACCCGCTAGTAGAACAATATACTACGCAATCCTCAGATACATTTGTAGCAGATGTATAACGACCACCATTAAAGGTGGTGCAATACCAGGTAACAGTTGGTGCTGTTGTGGTAGTTGTTGTTGGAGCTGGTGTTGTTGTCGTAGTAGGTGCTGGTGTAGTCGGTGCTGGAGTTGTTGTTGTAGTTGGTGCAGCAGTAGTGGTAGTCGTAGGCGCAGCCGTAGTGGTTGTTGTGGTTGTCACCGGTGATACAAAATTACCAATAAATGCCAGTAGGTTGAGCATTAAGAAAGATCTCCAGTTGCCAAGAATGTGTTAGATGCTGTGCAGATAAGGGCCGCTGTTGAGTTCTGAGCACGTAGGCTTAGACCAGGTGTGGTGTTGATAGTAACTCCAGCACCTGGAGTCAAAGCACAAGTACCTGCACCTAGACGTGCTACATAGATGATATCTCCAGCAGCAAAGATGCTTGGTGGAACTGTGAAGTTAGCAGCAGTAGCAGATGTCATAGTGACCAGCTTGCTCTTGTCTGTGGCTACCAATGTATAAGCAGTTGTCTGAGCATTGATTGCAATGCTAGCCACAGGTGTGGTCAGAGTCTTGTTTTCAAGAGTCTCTGCACCCGCCAAGGTAGCAAAGTCTGCACCTGTAAGAGCAGTATTAAACTGGGCTAGGTTTCCAGTAACTGTGTTAGTACCAAGTGAGATTGACTTGTTGCTAAAGGTCAAGGTTCCTGCAGCCGTTGCTGCATTGTCTACACCTGCTGTGTAGTAGGTCAAGTCATCGGATGTCAATGAGTGACGGATTACTGCACCTGAAAGGTGAGCAACTGGAGCAGTTCCTGCCTCTGCACGGTTAATTGTAAATGATGCACCTGATACATCAGTAATAAACACAATCTCTTCATTGGCAGTATCTGGATCTAGCACTACTGTGAACTGGTCCACATTGCCTGCAGCAAGTGAGACTCCACCAAGAAGCAAAGTAGCAGCACCTGATGAGGGCACAGTCATAGTTGTATCGCCAGAACCGATACCTGTTTGTAGTGTTGTCTCTACGCTGATTGAGGAGTATCTACGTGTCATTGGTCTGCCTTACTTGGTGTAGTGGATTCGGATTGGGAACTTGTCTTGTAGCTTGAGCGCTTCTTCATTAAGACGCTGT